ATATCTAAAGATGATTTTGATGAATCAAATCCTATTGGCGGTATATCTCAATTGATTTCTCAATTTGCCCCAATGTTACCAAAAAACATTCAGCCATTATTACAAAGTCCGGAAGCCATGGGATTTATTGAAAAAATGGTAAAAGATAATCCTGAAAAAGTATCTGATTTAATTTCTAAATTTGTTAAAACACCAAAAGGAAAAAATGAAACACCTGCCATTGATATGGAATCCGTCTAAACGTGGAATCGAGAAAGGTAAATTTTGTACTGCATGTTATGCTGGATTCGGGATTATCTTTGATGGCGAAAGAGTTAAGATTGACAAGTGCTTATTTTGTAATTGATGAAACTTGATGAAATTCTTCTCATTGATATTGCATTGGTCGCAGCTTTGGTTCTCTCAAAGAATGGAAAGTTATCATCAGCGTATTCATTGCCTGAAATTACAAATCCCGTTACTAATATTATTACTCAAATTAAAAGTCAACCAATACAAAAAACGACTTCACTTTTAGAAAGTGTATGATAACAGACCAATTTTATTAATTAACGCCGATATGGTTAAATTACTTGACGTTTATCGTATAACATGGTATCCCTTACCGGCAGTATAGGTTCAAGTTTAGGTTCAACACTTATTTCATTATTACCAATTGCAGCAATTGGTTTAGGTGCATATTTAGTTATAAAAAATTCACGTTTTATCGGAGAAAGTATCGGCTCTTTTGCAGGAAGTGGATTACAAAATTTAACTTCGGGTTTAACAAGTGGCTTTGGGAATATTCCTTCACTTGGCATGGATTCAAATCCGGCAAACAATCCCGTATTAGTTGCTGGTGCAAGATTAGAAGAAGCAGCAACATTAGACCCTAACTTAGCAGCAGATAGATTCGTTGACCCTGCCGGAAAATATGACCCTTTTAGCGTTACACCAATTGCAGAACCATTTGATCAAGGTATAAAATCTGAAACCCGTACTCCAATTATCACAAGACTTCCAACTATAGAAAATTTCCCAACAACTTATGCAAGTCCCCCAACAAGACAAGGGGGTTTTGTTACACCAAATGCACCATACATTGGTCAAATATCCCCACAACCATTAACACCACAACAAGAACAAGATGTCGTTAATCAAAATCCCTTAAGTTATATCGCAACAAATAACAGAGGATTAAATTCTTCAAGGAGTACAAGATATGGCTAGTGCAAAACAATTAGCAGCAAGAAGAGAGTTTGCACGTATTATGAAATCAGGCGGATTCAAGAAAAGAAAGTCTTCTACAAAAAAAGGACAAGTCCGAAAAACAGCACGACGTGCTTTTGAAGGTAAACGAAAAACGACAACAACACGACGAAAAACAACAACTACTAATAGAAGAGCACCAAGAAAGAGTATGGTTAAACGTAGAACAACTATCCGTAGAAGAACATCATCAATGGGTAGAGGTATTGGTTCTAGTTTGAAAACCGGTGTAATCGGTGACGTCGTAAAAGGAATCGGCGCTGGTAGTTTAGTATCTTTAGTTATGAATAGGGTCGCCCCTTCAAGTTCAATAACTCCGATAGCAGCAACTGGCGCAGCATTTCTTACAGGTGGAATCGTAGGTGGCGCAGCTAACTTAATTCTAACAGGTGGGTTATCCCAACTTGGTGGAATGTTTGGCGGTGCATCAGCACCATTAGAAGAGGCAGGCGTTTAAGTTGGCATTACCAGTTCAACGAACATACACTGCAACTCCAGTGGCATTAAATGCTCCAGTTTTCGCAATAGACAATCAAACCTTACAAAATAACTTCTTAACCTTAACACCAAATGTCTTACAAGACATAGTTAACAACCCAGACCCAGCAGGTGCATTGCAGTATAACTTCACTCTCGTGAAGAACGGCAATGCCACAAGTGTAAGGGCATTTTCGAATGCAATTTCGCCATTAACTGCAGGGCGCGTTCCCGTTGGTCCCGTTTCAATGAGTTCTGGGTCGTACCAGTGGCAGTGTACCCAAGTCGGTGCAGGTGCTGCAACAGCAACAACAATACTTGTAAGATATGGCAGTCCGTTAAACTAGGAGTTTACAATTTCTTATGCCTTTTTCTAATTCTATAGTAAACAATTTTGCCATAAATTCTGGAAATACCCCCTTACTTTACCCAGTAAGAATAATTGTCCCTGCTGCACCATTGTTAACTAACTTTGGTATATCCTTTCCCGACCAATTTCTTGGTAGAGCTATAAGTCTGAAAATTACAAACAATGATGGAGCCAATGCTTGCTTTTATGATTACAATCTTAACGGACAATTTCAAAGTTTAGCAGCCTCTAGTTTTGATACCATAGATAATACCGTTGTAAACTATCTAACTGTTCAATCAGGTGTTGCAGGAACAACATTAATCGAGGCACAAGTATTGCCTGCAACTAGAACAGAGATTCCAATTGAGGTAATGGTCTAATGTCCTTTGGTGGTGGCGGTGGGTCAGGTGGCACAAATTCCCATACACATAACGCCGGACTTGCTAATGATGGCGGTAGTCTTTCTACAATTTTAACACAAGTTGATGATGCGCCGCTAATTGGGAGAATTGTTTTAGGTGCATAGAATGGAATTAAAGAAAAAGAAAATACAAAAAGAAAATACCATTAATAAATTATTTAAAATTAATGATAAAAATAAGAAAAATAAACCGAAATGGAAAAATTCAGTTAATGTGGAAAAATTCCAAATAGCAGAAGATTCTATCCCTAGTGAAAACTTTACAGTTAAACAATTTGATATTAAAGGTTCTATTGCAGATAAATTAGTGACAGAAATAACAATAATGAGAGGTTCAGAAGATGATTGTATTGGGTGGATTCAGCACTAATGGTAGTTGGAGATATCATCACAGACCAACAAACAGTAAATAATACATCTGTTGATTTTGTCCCTGCTGCAACAGTTGAGATAATGTTAACGTGGGTTTGTTGGAATGATAATAGTGCCACATCATTTTTTAAAATGTTTGATGGTGTACAAGATGCATGGATTATGCGAGGTGGTACTGGAACTAGAGAACCCAGTGCAAATACTTTAAAATTGGGAATTACAAATACTAATTATCTTCGTATGCAAAATACAGCGGCTAGCAATGTGTTCATGGGATATTCAGGTGTTCAAATTAAATAAAAAAATCCACTACTAGAGTGGAAATAAAGGGGTCTAATCCCAATCAAATAGGATTTTACAGTTACTGCAGCGGGTCTGTTTGTCTCTAATTGGTTCTTGACATTGACCGCATAACCATACTGCATACTTGTCTTTCAACGTGTTTGACTCCTAAAGAGGACTTCGAGATAATCCATACGGGTCTGATGACCTAGATACCACATTTGAATCATGTAATCCTCTAAGAGTTTTCGATTGAGGATTTCGCTCATACCTTCCTCAACATTTACTTTTTTGAGTTCGGCTAGAATTACTAACCGCTCTCTTCTTTCTCTTTGGCTTCCCATATTACTTACACACACACAGATAGGATAAAAACGTTAGTAAAAATTCCTAAACAACTTTGTCAATACTTTTCGTTGTTTAGGACAAGCCCGTCCCAGAAAGCAACTCCACCCAGTCTGCCGTTCCACTTGAGGATAGGATAAGTAAGACAGTAGCAAAAATAAGTGTAGTGGTTTAGAGTGAAAATAGGGGGAAGATAGGGGGTTCGGGGGGAAGAAAGGGGTAAAGAAAGAGTTTTAACAGTATGGTTAGTATGAAATAGTATGGTTAAGAATCCTAATCCAAAATCAAGAAGTAAAAATGTAAAAGATATTAGATTTTGGAATAAATTATATGATAAACATGATGCAGCTTTAGAAAAAATTATGGTTTCTATGAAATATGAATCTAATTTAACAAATAAACAAATTAAAGATGAAGTAATGGATATGGTTTTATTTGATTTAAAAGACTTTTTTGAGAGGGCACCATGACTGAAGGATATTGGACAATTAAAGCACAAGAATATAATGATAATGATGATGAAATTGATGAAATAAATAATAGATGTTTAACATATATTCCCAGCTTAGATGGTTATGTATGGAATAATCAGGAACAAAAATTAGAAAGAGTTAGACTTGACAACTATTTGAAAAGAACAAAAGTGAAAGGTTATGTTTAATGATTGAATATATTATCCTAGTTTCTGTTGTTGCAGCAGGTGTTTGCGGTATAGTAATTACTAAAAATGTATTTGGTTCCAATGAGATTCATGGGAAGCTTAAGAATAGATATTTAGAATATATTGATAACTTAGAAAAAGATAACAAGAAACTAAATGGTAAATTAAACAAAATGAAACAAGGAGTTTCTATATCTAAAGATGATTTTGATGAATCAAATCCTATTGGCGGTATATCTCAATTGATTTCTCAATTTGCCCCAATGTTACCAAAAAACATTCAGCCATTATTACAAAGTCCGGAA